CCTCTGGTTAAACGGAGGGGAGAGGGGTTGGAGGATCAGGTCGGGGATAGCGTTCGAAGCCCCGGTGAAGCTGAACGCAGCGGCCATAGAATCCCAGTGACCGGATGTTTGGGTCATGGTCAAAGCCGTAGCGCCACTTGACGCGCTTAGAATGTACCCGCTTGCTTGGCCGTCTGAGTCTATCGCCCCTTGTGTCCAAGGGGAATTTACCGACGAGATCGCGTTCTCTGAACTTCCTTGGCAGTACAAGAAATCCCCAGCGGCGTTTGGTGTGATCGACGGAGTGTTGATCGTTGTCCCGGTAGTCCCTGATCCAGCGGCGTCGTTAAAGAACGAGACCGTTCCTCCTGTCACCGTGAAGTCGTCTGCGGTCAGTATCGCTGCATGGACGGTGCCCGCCCCGGTGTTTTGATATGTCGCCGTGAGCGTCTTGGTGGCGTTCGCCGGAGCGCTCAATAGGTAGAAGATGTAGACGAATCCAGATGTTGCTGCTTGCGCCCCTGAAGGGGAGTTCGTCGTTAGGGTGTAGGAATTGCTGTTCGAGTCAACAAGAGTTGGTGTGGTGGGCGTTGTTCCTGCTCCGTCAGCCCATGTGAATCCTACGACTACCAGATCGCCCAGAGCAGGATTGTTCGTAAGTACGACATTCAGAGTCGTCGTGCTCGGGTTGTTGTTGTGAGCCGTGATCGTAGCTTGGGCGTGGCTGATCGTCATAGCTGATTAGCCAGGAAGTCTTTCCACTTCAGCTTTGGCTGGTTCGCCGAGGAGCCGGTCTCGTTCCAGAAGCCGATGCCGGGATTCCCCGTGCTGTACTTGGTCGTGTCGCTCGCGGTGTCATAGGTGAATAGCGTGGTGAGCGACCCCGCCCCAGCCTTGTATTTACAGGTCACCAACGTCCCCACGATGCTCCCGTAGACCTGATCGCCGTCTTGGAAGTTGACCTCGTTGGGCGGGTGAGCGCGCAGAACTGTGAAGCTGTTAGGACTCGCCACGGTCATGTCCCATCGCACCAAGCTGATCCCTCCTCCGCTGAGAACGCAGTCGAGCTCGTAGAGGAAGATATGCGCCGAGGTGATGTCGGCACGGAGCAGGATCTCCGTCTCCAGACCGTTCGGAGCAGCATTGTTGAGGAGAGTGCAAAGGACTTCCTGGTCGTTCTTGAATCCCGACAGGCAAGCGCAGGAGTCGGTGAAGTTGGTGCCGTCGAACGACACCATCGTCCCGAATGCGCCAGTCGCACTCTGGCAGGCAGTCTTCGTGCCGGCGCCCGCAGACATGATCGTGCCCTCGGTCCAGGCGCCAGACTGGCTGAGTGGGTTCTCCGTAGCTGGAAAGGTCGTGGAGAACGACAACCCCACCGGGAACTGGACGCTGAAGGACGGGGAAACAATTTTACTCATCCCAGTCGTAGTAGTAGTCGAGGAGCTGTCCTGTTCCCGTGGGACAGATGATCCCGATGCCATTCGCCGTGCCGACGGGGACGAGGATGCCGGAGTCTCCGAAGGTCCAGATGACCCCCGATCCTACAGCGGCTCCGAGGGAGGCTTGTCGTAGAGGGGACCCAACGGCACCATCCGCGGTGTGGCCCGCGAATCCTGTGGCCTGGGCCGGGTTTGCGGGGTCGTAGTCTACTTCGGTAAGACCGGCGCCGACGCCAGTGGCGTTGGTGAATCGGACGAGCGACACCGCGACGGCTGTGGAGGTAGTGTTGAACACTCCGACTTCTCGTAGTTTCAGACCGACTGCTGCGATGGCGAACACCGATGCGATCGCCCGAGCCGAAGTGCCCGCGACGGTTGATCTTCCGGCTATGGAATGCCTCATGTTGCCGTTCCTTGTAGGAGAGGTTGAGTCCCGGAGCTAACCCCGTTGACATTGATCTGAAGTCCGGGGACGAGGCTCAACGATCCGCCGAGGTCGATGAACCCGAAGACGTGCTTCCCGGCGTCGGTCGAGTCGTAGAAGATTCCCCAGAACGCACCCGTAGGGTTAGATGCGTTAGCAGCGAGAGAGATCGGACTCGTGACGTTCAGCGAGGCCACCGCACCAGAGAGCGTACTAGTTGGGCTCGTAAGCGAGATCCCTCCGGCGGAGTAATTCCCTCCAGGGGTGACCTCTGCCGTTGAGTAGTTCTGCGTTCCGCCTGCACCCCAGCGCGGGTCGGAGTCGGTGATCCCCGGGGTCTGGGCGTTGGTGATGATCCCCATCTTGATCGTATCGGAGGCCCACAGGGACGCAAGGCCCGTCAGGGTCATGTTCGCTACGAACTTAGCTGAAACGTGTACGTCGCCTTGTGCCATTGGTTACTCCAGTGCCTCGGTAGTGTACGAGCCGTCCTTGCCCTTCGTGTGACGGAGCTTGCGGGGCTTCTTCACCGCCTTGATGAGTTCGGCGTGGCTGTCGGTGAGCGCCTTCATGTGCTCGCTGATGTCGGAGCCAGCCTTCCCGCTCGAATCCACGATGACCTGAGTCTGACGATCCGCGTTCTTGTGCGAGGACTCGACCATGTGGCCCATCAAGTCCCGCAGCAAGTCCGCCTTGAGTTCTCGGATGGATTGCTTGCTCGCCTCGCCGAGCTTCGCGAGTTCCAGTGAGATCGTGGCTCGGAGTTCCTGCACGCGGTCGTTGTGGTCCGTGACGAGCTTCTCGTGCTTGGCGCTGGAATCGGCGTGGATCTTCGCCATCTTGACCTCGGACTTCTCCTTCTCCTTCTGGTACGCCTGTCCGAGTTTCTGGATTATCTGCTTCGCTTGTACGAGTTGGGCCTTGAGTTGCTCCGGCGACTCCTGTCCCTGCACGACGAGCAGGCGCTCCGGGTTCTTCACCCCGGCGTCCTGGTACATCTGCTTCGAGATCGCGACGCCGTCCTGCATCGCTGCGGTGTGTTCGTTGCCTAGCAGGAAGGCCGCGGCGATGGACATTTTCTGGGAACGCTCCTGCTCTCCGAGGACGCCACGCCCGCCGACGACGGAGAAGTGGATCTCCTTCGGCAAGTCCGCGCGCTTGATCCGCAGGAAGTCCGGGTCGTCCATCTCTGGGGAGTAGAAGGAGTAATCCTCGAGGTTGTCGAGGTTGAGCTTGTGCTGCATGTAGAGGAACGAGCGCAGCGCTATTTCGAGCTTGTCGATGAATCCGATCAGCGATGCCTCCTGGTCCTGCTCGGACTTCTGGACCTCGCGCGCGGTGGCGCGGTCGCCGACGGGCTTGCCGGGTCGTCCGAGCTTCTCCTTCATGTCGTTCAGGCAGAGTTGGAACATCTCCAGCGCGGTGCGGAGATCCCCGATCTGGACCTGGGAGAATGCGTTCGATCCCTTGGTCGAGGTCTTGGAGCCCGGGGCGACGATTGGCCCGCCGTTCACTACGAAGTCCGGGTCGTTTCCGTCGTAGACGATCGGGGGTTCGATCTGGAGCTCGACCCCGTCCATGATCTTGTTCCCGAGCATCGTCGCCATTTTCTGCATCGGCGATTGCTTGATGATCGGCGAGAGGTAGTACGGGTCGCGCACGTCGAAGCGCTCGTACCCCTTGTAGATGTAGGGCGAGTGCGGGAGCTTGGACGGCGCCATGTAGACGATGGTCCCGTTCGCAAGGATCGCTTTGTGGTTAGGGAAGTAGAGGTCCCCGTCCGCGCGCTCGATGTTGATGTCGCCGACGAAGGTAGTGAGCTTCACGTCCTTGGTCTTCTGGTCCTTGACGACGTGGGTGTCCTTCGAGACCTTCTTCCACTGAGAAGGCATCCAGCCGTCATCTTTTGAGTTCTTAACGAGCCGCTCGGTCTTGTGGCGAGGCATGTAGGACTCGACGAACATCGAGCCCTCGTAGAACATATTCGTTCCGATGACGGAGGAGGACGGGTCGGGGTAGCAGTTCCACATGGAGTGGGGTATCCACACTGGCGAGCCCATGGTCTTCGTCTTCGTGCCTCCGAAGATCAACTCCTGCTCCGACCAGTCCGCCTCGACGACGAAGGAGCCGTGGTGCAGCGCCTCCTTGATCGAGAGTTCGACCCGGTCCTTCAGGCCGAAGTCCTCGTGCTGCTGGGACATGAAGGCGCGCACGCGGCCGTTGACCGACTCCTGGAGTTTCGGGTTCTTGTCCTTCTGTCCCATCGTGTTCAGGGGTAGCGAGTCGTCGATGTCGGCGTGGGGCTCGTTCCAGAATCGGGATTGCGGGAAGACGATTCTCCGGATGTCGGCCGCGATGTTCTCCGACGCCTTGGAGAGTTCTCCCAGCTCGATGACGTTGTGCCAGCCCATGTCGGGCTCGGCGCCGTCGCGGGAGACCTTGATGAGCGGCTCCATCTCGATCTGGCGATCGACCTCTTTCCACTTCCGCTCGGCCATCTTACGGAAGTCGGAGGTCTTCCGGTCGAGCAACTCTTCCTTGAGGAATGACTCGACCTTGGCCCAGTCCTTCTTCGTGATGCGACGTTCCTTGGCCGGAGCCTTGACGTCGTCGTCGGATTCCGCGTCAGCGCTGCGCGCCGGGGCAACGATACCGAGCTTCGCTTCGGACTCCATCGTCTTCGCTACCATTGGCGTAGTCCTTCACGGACGGTCTGGCGCGCAGGCCGCACGCTCTCTGTGCGGAAGTGGCGCTTCATCATGTGGGCGTAGCGCACCGCGCAGAGCAAGTCCTCGTGCATGCGGACGATCTTGCCCTTGAGGTCGCGGTGGTACATGCGCTTTTCCTTGAAGAACGTGGTGCAGGTGCGGAATACACGGAAGCGCTTGGCGTACATGTCGTCGAGGACACCGAGAACCGATGCTTCTACGGAGTTCCCGCCCTCGCCTTCGATCTGACCGATGGATGGTGGATTCGTCGCTTTCCACGGGAGTAGGTTCATCCCCTTCGAGCGGTATATATTGTGGAGTTCATCGCCCGAGCCCTTCTCGCGGTTCAGCCCGTCATGGGGCCAGCACACTGGAACCCACTTCCCCCATGCCTGGAGAGCGTCGGCGTGGACGGCGGCCTTGTCGTCGGTGGTCTGGTACTCCGCGGTGACGTAGAACGTCCCGGTGTCGCGATCGAGGGCGCACTTCGCGGCGCTGAACGGATGCTGCGTCGAGATGCCGAAGTCGATACCGATTCCCTGCGGCCAGTGGCGCGGTATCTCGATCGGGTCGATGAGGAGGTCCTCGTCCGAGATCGGGTAGATCAGGCCGGCGCCTTGTAGCGGTATCCCCTTCGAGCGCATCTCGCGTTCGTGGGGGCGGAGCGCCGAGAGGCGCTGTTCCTTGATGTCGGGTGTGAGGTGTGGAGCGTCGTCCCAGGTCGCGGTGAGGAGGGCTTGGCCTTTGCGGAGGGACTCCATGAACGACGTCACGGTCTCGGTCATCCCCTCTTCTGGCGTCATCGAGCAGAAGATGATTGCGTTCTCGCGCAGGAGCGACGCGCGGAGGAGCTGAGACCAAATATCTGCGGGCGGTTCCTCGTCGGGCCACGATGCGTCGAACGCTATCCCTTGGAACTTCTTCCAGCCCTGCTCGTATGCGCGGAAGTAGACGCGCGACC